ATTTCACGGAAGATGATTTATGGTGCACTGTGAAATACAAGGCAGGTGAACGTCCGCCGCTTGAACAGGTGCGTGAGGACATTAAGAAGTTTCTTAGGCAGGTCAAGGCAGAGTACAAGAAGCATGGAGCAGGACTTAAATATATCAAGCGCCTTGAGATAGGAGCCAGAGGAGGAGTCCACCTGCATATACTGGTCAACCGTATAAAAGGAGTTGACACGGACAGGCTTCTGCAGAAGCTGTGGCCACATGGCAGAATCAACTATGAATCATTGTATGAGTCCGGCGGCTATGCAGACCTGGCTTCGTACATAGTAAAACAACCGACCGATGAGATAGAGGGGCAGCTCTCAATGTTCACAGAGGATGAATGCAGGGAGTTTAAGAGCTACTCAACCTCCAAGAACCTCATCCGGCCACAGCCGGAGCGCAAGGAGTACCGCCGCTGGACACTCCGCGACCTTGTGGAGAATGGCCCGAAGCCGACACCGGGCTACTACATAGACAAGGATTCAATTGTGAGCGGCGTGAACCGCTACACCGGAATGAGCTATTACCGTTACACGGAATACAGAATAAAAAACGATGAGAGAGGAGGGTAAGGATGCAGCACGTCAATATCATTACGCAGTCCGGCATTAAGACAGTAAAACCAAAAAACGGTGCAGTAGGCTATGTCCTTGAAACGCAGACATCGAAAGGACCCGCCACATTGAGCAGGGTGTTTACCGTGAGCGAACAGACGATGAATGCCTCCGAGCTCACAGCCCTCATCGAGGCATTGAAACGTCTGCGTGAGCCATGTGCCCTCACGATATACACGGAGTCAACCTACATAGCCGGAGCTATAACACAGCACTGGCCGGACAAGTGGGAGGCGGCGGACTGGAGGACGGCAAAGGGCAGGGACGTGGCAAATAAAGAATTGTGGCAGGAGCTTATGAGGCTTTTGAAAGAGCATGAGGTAAGCTTCGACACAGAAAACGATATAGGCTATCAGTCATGGCTTGTGACTGAGATAAATAGGAAGGAGAGAACACATGTTTGACAAGTTTGGGGAATTTGACTCAGCGGAGGAGATTAACAGGGCGGCAGCAGCACAGAGAGCCGAAGGTGACACGGAGGCGTTAATGCAGATTGCCATGGAGAACGGAATCGACAAGGAGGACGCGCAGGACTATGCGGACGGCATAGTCGGGGAGCTTACAACGCCGCTACTTGCGGCACTGGGTAAGCTTGAGGTTGAGAGCAGGGAGCTGAAGCTTGCGGGGGTGCTCATTGACTGGACGGACGAGTTAAAAACAATGTGCACCGAATCACCGGAATTTGCCCTGGCGGTTCGCCGTAAGGGCAAAGACCTTGCCGGCTACATAGCGCTCACTGCTGAGTCCGGCTATGAGCATAGAGCTGTGGTCGATAAGCGCATAGTCGAAAAGACAACAACCATAAAGCGGATTATGGGCTCACATGAGTTTGCCATAGGCATTCCAGACAAGCGGACAAGAAGAGGGCTTGCAGAGAAGTATTACCTCGGAAAGGAGACGGCATGAGAGCTTACAAGGGATTTACCAAGGAATTTATATCACGCTTGGGCAATGGTGAAAAAGAGACCTGCTGTTTTACGCCGGGCGAAACCAAGGAGGTTGAGGCAAGCAAGACCGTTTCAAGCGGTTTCCACTGCTGTGAGAATCCGTTTGAGTGTCTGGCCTACTATGCATTTGATGGTTCCAACCGGTTCTTCATTGTCGAGGCAGCAGGGGATATTGACGAGGACGATGATGAGAGGATTGCATGCACGAAGATAACCCTTATCGAGGAACTCACACCATTCAGATTCGCCATGGAGGGCATGCGGTACATAATAACCCATCCTGCGAGGAAAAAATGGCAGCAGCTCAGGATAGGTGTGACAGTATCCAGCGACAGGGCAGAAGCCAAGGGAAGAGGCTGTATTGCCATTGCAAGAGGAGAACACCCGTCTGTGACAGGCGTTGAGGGCAGCATCCTCGGGCTGATTGTTGAAAAAGACGGCATGATAACCGGAGCCAAGCTGTTTGTGGTAACAGCAGAGCAGGCAGGATGTAGTTATACACTTAATGCATCGCGGAAGCTGGAGGAGGAAGTCTATGAGAAGAAAGCTTGTTGAGCAGACTCCGCCGCCCAAATGCAGGGAAAAGGGCTGGTGGACGATTGTGCAGGAGATAGAGAACATAATAGTCCTCAATGTCTTCTGCGGTGGAATCCTGAAATCGAGGCACTGTATAAACATATCAAAAAAAATTATGCCACATGGCTTCCGCGCGGTGAATGGACTGCACGCAAGCTGGAATGGAGCTATGACATAGAGACTGAGTGGCAGTACAGGTATTACAACAAGAACAAGGCGAAGCTTTTCAGGCTGTCGGATAATGACAAAAATCTTCTTTTTGATAAGTTCAAGAATGAAGATAAGTTTGGCAGGTCAGAACTTGATATGACCAGTATTTTTGCACTGATAAGTCAAGCCGAATATGAATGGGCATGTGAACGAAGGGAGGAGGGCGAGAAAAGGCGCCAGAAAAGAGTTGAAGATGTCATGTCAAAAATACCGCCGCTTCCGGATGACATAGAGGACTGGTTTTATAAAACCGCAGTCGGGGAGGACTTCGCATTCAAAGATGAGGACACGGGGGAGTTCGTATGCACGATATGTCATAATGGTGCTCCGAGAGAGAAATACACTCAGGACAATGGAGAGCCGGTGAGAAACAATGATATTGTGTCCTGCCCGCACTGTGGCAGCAGGATAAGATTTAAGACACGAAAGAGGGCTGTATTCGCCTCAGAGGACGTTGCGGTTGTACAGCCTGTTGATGACACGATGTCCGTCATAAGGTTCTGCATGGTGTTTGGAAAGGTGACTGTCAAGGAGACAGACGTCCATGTGTATGAGAAAATCAGGATCCTTACAGGAAGGGGGGCGAACACGGCACCGCATAAAAATGTGTATTACAGACAGTGTGGCGGTGAATTTGATAACAAAAGCAACTCGCAGCAGCACAAAATAGCAGATAAACAGTACATGTATCCCATTGGTATAAAAGAAGCCCTTGAAGGCACGAAAGTCGAAGCATGGACGGAGCTCTTCACGGAGTTTGCGGCAGCAGGCATGGAGCTTGCGTATGATGATTTGATAACATGTTTTGACGGAGACATGTACACGCTTATGGAGTTGCTCTTCAGGGGAAGGTTCTACAAGCTAATGTCAGAAGAAAGCGGGCGCTTCTCTTATACGGGGGCATATTGCGGAGTCCTTAATATCAAAGGCACAAGCATGGAGGAGGTATTCAGAATATCAGACCGCCAGCTCATCAACCGCCTGCGTGACAGGAACGGTGACGGACTGATGCTTGAGTGGCTGCAGTGGAGCGAGCGCAATCATAAAAAGCTGTCGGACAAGGTTTTGGCATGGCTTATGAAAAACAGACTTTATACAAGCAACATGGCATGGGCAAAGCTGAGGTTCAGTCCTGAACAGGCAATGAATTACATAGAGCGCCAGCGCAGGGAGCAGTACTGTAGAGAAAGTATCAGAGAGGTAATCAGCCAGTACGAGGACTACATGGACATGTGCCTGAGGCTTAAGAAGGACACATCCGATGAGATGATATTCCGTCCGAGGGAGCTTAGGCGCAGGCATGATGAAGCTGCAGCGGAAATCAAGGAAAGGGAGGCTGAGATTACCGCAGATGAGTATTCACAGAGATACCCTAACGCGGAGAAGGTTCTTAAAGAGATAGCCGGAAAGCTGGAATACCACAACGATAAATACATGATTGTGGTTCCGAAGAAGAATATCGACATTGTGAAAGAAGGCAGGGAGCTTCACCACTGTGCCGGAGCTAGTGACCGCTATTTTGACCGAATAGCCCAGAACGAGACGCATATATGTTTTCTCCGCAAGACCGAAGAGCCGGACAAGCCGTATTACACCATCGAGGTGGAGCCGGGAGGCACGATAAGGCAGCACCGCGGCATGGATGACGAGGAGCCGGAGATTGAGGAAGTAAAACCTTTCCTGCGTGAATGGCAGAGAGAAATCAGGAAGCGCATGAGCCATGAGGATCATGAATTGGCGGCGGCTTCCAGACAGAAAAGGGAGGAGAATATCAGGGAGCTGCAGGAAAAGAACAACACAAGGGTGCTTGAAGGACTTATGGAGGACTTCATGGAGGCAGCAGGATATTAAAAAACACGATAAAGACAGAATGGGAGAGGTGTTTTGATGGACGTAATAACATATCAGAAAACATACAGGGAATATAAAGCGGAGCTTGACAGCGAGCTCCAGAAAACGGCGGAGGGCTTTGTCCGCATCGGCTATCTGCTCAAGGTAGCCCGCGATACGAACGTGCTTGCGGAATCTGGCTACAAGACGGTGGCTGAATTTGCGCAGGCCGAGTACAGCCTTGACAAGACACAGGTAAGCCGTTTTATCAGTATTAATGATAAATTCGCAGAGGGAGGCTACTCAGAGCGCCTGCAGGCAAAATATCAGGGCTTCGGCTACGCGAAGCTCACACTTATGCTGCAGCTTCCGGATGCCGTCAACGAGGCACTCACTCCGTCCTACTCCAAGGCGGAGATACAGAGCATTAAGGAGGAGGTGGACGAGGAGAAGAAGGTGAGCGACATAGAGGTATGCCTTGAAGCCTCACAGGCACCGGAAGAAGGCGGAACACTCATAGAGCGAATAGTAAAACAGCTCCTGCATGATGAACCGGGCATGTTCATAGAACTTCACAGGGAGGCACTTGGCTGTTCTGTGAATATGCAGCACTTCCAGAGAATAATGGCACCTGCAGGGGAAAAGACGTACAGTGTGCGCCTTGACGGAGTGGGAAGGATCCTTTTGATCCTTAATGACGCGTCAACCAACCGTGCAGTCAATTCAAGGACGGGGGAGTTCGAGGAAGTTACATGGCAGCAGTTGCATGACGCGTGTGAGGCACTGACGGATTTTAAGAGGTGCACGGGGAAAACGGCAGAGCAGAGATGGAGTGAACTGTACGGTGAGCCTTATCCGGATACAGCCGAAAAAGCTGAAGTTGCACCGGTGCAACATACAGAGCCTAAGACGGAAAAGAAGGAGGTCAGGAAAGAATCAAAGGTGCATAAGGCAAAGGTTGACAAGTCGAAGCCTCAGACAGGCGTTACGACACCTGCAGCGGCACCACCGGAGGAGCAGATACCGGGGCAGACAGACATTGAGAATGACTTTCCGGAGCTCGTGCCGGAGACAATGAAAAAGCATGAGCGGGAGAGCACGCCAAAAACCGCAAACCCGCATAAATCCTTAATGCGGGGGCTTGTCGGGGAACTCTCTGAAAGCATAGAAAATGAGCTGTGGGGAACGGCACTTGTGAAGGTACATGACCTCAAAAACATGCTTGAGCAGGCAGCAGGGGAGGGACAGCATGAATAAGAGCACAAAAAGGCTTCAGTTTTCGGCAAAAACCAAGAAAGCCATATATGAGCGCGACGGCGACATGTGTATTTTCTGTCGAATGAACTACCACATGGAAGGCACAAGCTGTTTTGAGTACGCCTTAAAGGACTGCATGCACTTTGTCAACAAGTCTGCCGGCGGACTCGGCATTGAACAGAACGGCGTAACGGGATGCCGGTACCATCACGGACTGCTCGACAATGGTAGCCATGGACTGAGAATCGAGATGCTGCAGATAATGGAGAACCATTTAAAGGATTGTTACCCGGACTGGGACAAGAACAAATTAAAATACGGGAAAGGCGGGAATTAAGAATGTTATTACAGTCAGATATCAGAGAGCTTAAGCGCAGAATGGACGCGAGAAATTGCGGAATTACGAGAATAAGAGGAGCCTATGTATCAGAAGGCATGGTGGAAGCTGAGATTAATACACCGTTCCTTGCCCTGTCTGAAAATGAATTTTATAAGTATCTTGATATAGCGAAGTCATGCCTGACAAAGAAGATAGGAGACCAGATGCTCAGTCTCGAGATTGAGGGCATGGCAGTGGGGGAAGTACTTAGCCGGTGCATAGGAAGTGAACTGAAAGATGATGATGTGGTACATGATGTGTTCGGCAGCATCATGAACGTACTTCCGACAGATGAAAAGTATCTAATTCTCATGCTTCAGGAGAATTATGATGTTCCGAGGCGGGGGACAGATGGTGCAGATCAGGATGAGTCGGAAGAGGTGTACGCATATATGATGTGCATCATAATCCCGGTAGTGCTTGACAAAGCGGGACTCTGTTATGACGGAGAGAAGATTGTATCGAAGAAAAGAGAATGGGTGGCACAAAAACCGATAGCCGCATTTGTGTATCCAGCATGGGAGGAAAGAACGGCAGAATACGGCAAGTGCATCTTCTATACTGCAACACCTGACAGACCGCCTCACGAGCTTATGGAGAAAACGCTTGACGCTAAGCGTATACGCACGGCAACGGAAATCAGGCAGGAATTTGAAAAAGTAATCAGCCGGAGAGCGGCAAGCCCTGAAGAGGCGGAGGAATACATTGTGATGGTAAATGAAGCACTTGAAAGGGCACTGGAGACGGAAGCGGGCTTAATCGTGGGAGCGGATGAATTAAAAGGTATTCTGGATGACACGGATATGCCACAGGAGGACAGAGCGGCAATCGTTGAAGAATACCGAAGAGACATACAGCCGGGAATATGTGCGGAATGGCTGCTCAACAGCAAAGCTTTAAAACGTGCGGACGAGCTGAAGAAACGTAAGGAGATTAATAAACTGATGCTCGCGGCAGCAGACGCAATTCTGCACCCGAATATTGACGAGGAATATGCGGCGAAGCTGGTCGAGAAGCTCGGGAGGACAGCGGGAAAATAGAGAGGAGAAGCAGATATAATGGATTTAATTAATCGGATAAGTTTGAAGGATAGAGCAAGTGAATACTGTTTAACCGAAGATGAATACAGAAGATTCTGTAAAATTATTGATGAGGAACCGGCAGTTTATAATGCTGATAAGGTGATACAGCAGATAGAAAACGAAAAGGAATATGCGGAGTGCTGTCTTGACAGTGGATGTTAAAGGAAATTGTTACCCGGTGCGATAGGAAAGGAGCAGGAATGGAGAGATTAACACAAACAAGTAATTCTGGTGGAATTGCGTTTATATTTGACTTATACATAAATTGCCGACCAAGTGAAGCAAAGAATTTAACCTTAGATTTCAGGGGCTAAAATCAATAGCCCCATTCTCCAATTTACATAAAAATTACAGCAAAAATATCACCTAAGTGAGGTGAACAATATGGCAGCAGTAACATTTGATGCATAAGAATGAGGTCTGGAAGAAACGCGAGAGGGCATATCTGGGTTGATGTACATTACAAGGAGGACTGAGGGCAGAAATGGACAGGAGAAAAACAACAGAATTTTTAAGTGAAGCTTTGGAGTGCTGGTTAAGCAGTCATGGCAAGCCATGGAGCAAGGAAGTTAGCATTGATTATGGGACAACTAATGTTAAGAGAATAGATTTTATGCAGTTTGAGCCTAAAGGTGTTGTTTATCAGAGTGATATCGAGAAGGGAATATTTACATGCTACGAGGTTAAAAGCTGCAGGGAAGATGTATTTAGCGGTAATGGTCTTAATTTTCTTGGTGAAAAAAATTACATAGTAACAACAATGGCTTGTTATAAAAATATACAGCCGGAAATGAGAAGCAGAAAGTTAGACCAGCACATAATAAAATGTAATTCTGAATCGTCTTTACATTATGGAATTATAGTTCCGGTTCCATGGGGAACTAAACCAGAGGAAGAATATGAAAACCCTACGGAATTGAATAGGAATATAAAATGGGAAATGAGAATTATTTATCCATGTGTGCAGGGGGGACGAAAAAGGTCAACAACGGAGCTGTTGTTCTGTATGTTGCGTAGCGGAAGATAGGAGAAAAGATTGCAAGAAGGGAGAAAAAACCGGAATGAACAAAGTAATCTTAATGGGGCGCCTGACCCGCGACCCGGACATAAGAGCAGCCACAGGCGAGAACACAATGACAATAGCGCGGTACACTCTTGCGGTAGACCGGAGAACAAGAAAAATTGACACTGGCGAACCAACAGCCGACTTCATAAGCTGTGTGGCATTCGGCAAGGCAGCAGAGTTCGCCGAGAAGTATTTTCACCAGGGCATGAGAGTACTGATTACAGGTCGCATACAGACCGGCAGCTACACCAATAAGGACGGACAAAAGGTATACACAACGGATGTCATTGTGGAAGAGCAGGAGTTTGCGGACAGCAAGGCAGCAGGACAGACAAGATCAGCAAACACTCCTGTACCTCGTCCGGAGTTTACTGCTGAGGATGGATTCATGCAGTTACCTGTAGGTATTGATGATGACGGTATACCGTTCGGTTAGGAGGTGCGAGCAATGCCTAGGAAGAATGAAGGAAAACGCAAATGTTTATCATGTAAATACAGATATCAAGCATCAGGAGCGGTGGAGGTGTGCTGTCAATATATTCTCATAATGGGACATCACAGACCATGCAAGGGAGGAGATAAGTGCACAGAGTATATTAAAAACAAAAAAGAAAAGAGGGGATGAATAGTGGAGGACAATGAGAAGAAGAAGGAATATCTGTGGCAATATCAAGAGACGAAAAAGGAGATGAAGAGAGCAGAGAGTGTTTATAAAGAATTGCGTATGAGTTTTTATCCGTCACATGCAGAAGGCGGCGGAGGAAACAGCCATGAACTTAAAGATCTGTCAACTCTGGTCGTAAGAATCAAGGCAGCAGAACAGAATTATTCAAAGAAACGCTATCTAAGTATAATGAAGCTCCAGGAGATAGATAATGCCATATCGAGATTAACTTCTGCTGATGAACGTAATGTGTTGACACGAAGATATATCATGAATCATAGATGGGAGGATATCTGCAGGGAGCTTGATATAAGCTGGACGCAGATACATAGAATCCATTCAAAGGCTTTAAATAATTTTATTATACCAGATACAGAAAAAAAATGAAAAAAAATAAAAGTTGGAATAGAATGGAATACTCAGATGTGTTAATATGGTATTATCAAAAAGAGCTGAGGAAGAGATGAGTCCCCGGTTCTTTTTATTTGCCGGAGGTAGATATGGCTGGAACGGTTAAGAGCGTAAGACCTGATAGGGACGGAACGCACAGAGGAGCATTTGAGAAAAATAAAAAGAAAATATATGCCACCCAGACATGCTGTGGAATTTGCGGAAATCCTGTAGACTTTACCAAGAAGTATCCGCATCCGCTTTCACCGTGCATTGACCATATAATTCCAATTGCCCGGGGCGGGCATCCGAGTGATATCAGCAACTTACAGCTTGCACACTGGACCTGTAACAGGCAGAAATCAGATAAACTTATCGAGTCAAGAGGCACGGCAGATAGTAACCGTACAGAGGTTTTAAGCAACAGAGTTCTCCCCCAGTCATGTAACTGGGCTGATTACAGGAGTACATAGCTTAGGGGGCATACCTCCCCCGGTGCGTGCTCGAAAGAGGTTCACGCCGTCACTGTGAATATTTCTCGCTGAGAAACGGAAAGGGGTGCAAGATGGCACAGCTTAAGGGAATAGAATACATGCGTAACAAGCTTGCATGCAAGAGAACAAGGGTTTTGACGCGGTATGAATACTATGACATGAAGAACACTATCATTGACAGGAGCACAATGATACCGCCGGATATGAGATGGCTTACGGAAACACTTGGGTGGTGTGGAAAGGCAGTTGACAGCCTCGCAGACAGACTTATATTCAATGGTTTTGAGGATGATAATTTTGATGTACAGCAGATTTTCTCAATGAATAATCCGGATGTGCTTTTTGACAATGCAGTTCTATCGGCATTGATATCATCGTGCTGTTTTATTTATATCTCACCGGATGGAGAGGGCTTTCCACGTCTGCAGGTGATTGATGGCGGAAATGCAACAGGAACCATTGACCCGATAACAGGGTTGCTTTCTGAGGGATATGCAGTTTTATCAAGGGATGACAATGATAATGTGCTGCTTGAAGCTTATTTCACTCCTGGCAAGACGGAGTATATAACAAAGGGAGTTGTCAGGACGGATGTCAGACTAACAAGAGTAGGCTATCCGCTGTTGGTTCCAATCATTTACAGGCCGGATGCATCAAGACCATTCGGTCACTCGCGTATAAGCCGTGCGTGTATGCGAATCATGCAGGCAGCACTGAGAACGCTCAGACGTTCAGAAGTGTCTGCTGAATTTTATTCATTTCCGCAGAAGTACATACTTGGTCTGAGCGATGATATAGAGGTTGACAAGTGGAAAGCTACGATGAGTAGTATGTTGGACTTCGGGAAGGATGATGATGGAGATGTGCCGAAGGTGGGGCAGTTCACACAGCAGAGCATGACACCTTATATTGAACAATTAAGAATGTTCGCAGCTCTATTTGCAGGTGAGACAGGGCTTACAATGGATGATTTGGGCTTTGTTTCTGACAATCCATCTAGTGCGGAGGCAATTAAGGCATCTCACGAGAACCTTAGATTACTTGCGAGGAAAGCACAGAGAACATTCGGAAGCGGGTTTATAAATGCCGGATATCTTGCCGCCTGCATGAGAGACGATTATCAATATAAAAGAGAGCAGCTTTATCTCACTAAGTCGGTATGGGAACCGATATTTGAGCCTGATGCGGCGATGCTTTCAAGTATTGGCGACGGTGCTATTAAAATCAATCAGGCCGTGCCGGGATATTTCAATACAGACAATCTGAGAAATCTTACCGGAATAAATGCAAGTAAATTACCTACGCAGTCAGGTGGTGATGTGAGTGGATGATGTCGCACCGGAACTTTTAGAGGCAATTAAAAGGGATTTTAATTCAGCCTGTGAAAGCAGTGAAAAAATAGCTGCACTGTTGGGTAAGATAAAAACTGGAACAGCAACATATTCCGATGCTAATGACTATGCAGTGGAGCTTGGCGATATTCTTGCTTCTGCATATAAAAATAACATCACGTCTGCTGTTCTGCCGGATGGACAGATGTATTATAATATCGCCAAGCGTATCATAGAGCCTACAATGTCTGATAATTATAATCTTATAGCAGATGCATCGGTGCAGGTGCAGAAGTCGCTCAATGAGGCAGCAGGCATTGGAATAAAGGCGATTAAGCCAGAGTTGAATAATGATAGGATTGAAGGAATCATAAACAGGATTTCAAGTGAGGTCTTTGAAAATGTCAAGTGGTTGCTTGATGAACCGGTTAAAAATTTCTCACAAAGCGTTGTCGATGATTCTATAAAAGTCAATTCGGAATTTCATGGAAAATTAGGGCTTTCACCAAAGATAGTCCGGAAACTATCAGGAGGCTGTTGTGAGTGGTGTGCAAGGCTCGCAGGTACATATACATATCCTGATGTGCCGTCGGATGTATACCGCAGACATCAGCGGTGCAGATGTACGGTTGATTATAATCCCGGAAGCGGAAAAGTTCAGAATGTTCACTCAAAGCAGTGGAAAACAAAAGATGAAAGTGATAAAATAGAAACAAGAAAAACAATAGGTTTAGAAACAGCAGACAACGAAGTACAGAGATTTATAAGAGAAAATACAATTCCTAATTGTAATATAGCTACCATTACGTCAGACCAGGAAGTACATAGACAGGGAACACGCAGATATGAGGAGCGTAAGGCTATCTTAGAAGCTAAAGGAGAGTATGGTCCATCTTATTTAACAATTAGTGATGAGGAAATTCTTGAACTTGTTCATAAGTATTCTGGAAAAGGGAAAATACGCGTTGACCGTTCGGGAAAATGGGATAATAAAGAGATAATTATAACAAATGATAAGATAATTGGTATTGTTGTGAATAATAAGAATGGAAAGACAGCAGAAACATCCGTATTTAAAATTCATTATTCCAACAGAGGTTTTCATATTGTGCCAGATTATCCAAGTAAAAGGAGGCAGTCATGACATATAAGCAGATAGAAAAGTTTATAGGGAAAAAAGTCGTTTTGACAGATATTGACGGCAAACGATTCAGGGGACTGATAACTAACACAGAAAGTGAGTTTGATACATCTTCAGGTAAAGAAGAAATTGAGCTAGACACAGGCACATTATATGTTGGAATCCCATTTGATGAAATAAAAGATATAATGGAGATTAAATAAGCCACCTGAGAAGGTGGTTTTTTATTGCAAAAGTTGCACCGGTGCAACGGAAAGGAACTGTATGGCTGAAGAAATAAGAAAAGGCTGCCAGACACCTACTCAGTCCGTTGTCCTGCCTTATTATAAGTCCTATGGTGAGGATGCAGTTGCACTGTATGAGGAGACTGGAAGAACGGCTCAGGAATGGCAGCAGCTATTGATGAGCGATATATTGGCAGTTAACGAGGATGGGTTATGGATTCATACAAAGTTCGGATATTCCGTGCCGAGACGAAATGGTAAGAATGAAATTGTAGCCATGCGTGAGGAATATGGGCTCACCAAGGGCGAACATATCTTACACACAGCACATAGAACGACAACGAGCCATTCGGCTTTTTTGCGACTTAAAAAGTTCCTTGACGACATGGGCTACACAGAGGTTGTCAGAAAAAAGAAGGACGAGAGCTATGATAAGCATTACATCGCAACGAAGCAGCTCGGTCTTGAAAAGATTCTCATGCTTGATGGCAGTGGAGGAACCTGTGATTTTCGTACACGATCCTCTAAGGGTGGACTTGGTGAAGGTTTTGACCTGCTTATAATCGATGAGGCTCAGGAGTATACAGATGATCAGGAATCTGCTCTAAAGTATGTTGTTACAGACAGTAAAAATCCGCAGACACTGTTCTGTGGTACGCCGCCAACACCTGTAAGCTCCGGCACTGTGTTCACAAAGCTCCGGCAGAAGACACTTGCCGGAGAAACTTATAACACAGGCTGGGCGGAATGGTCGGTGCCGGAGCAGTCCGATGTTCATAACCGCGATTTGTGGTATCAGACAAATCCATCACTTGGAACGGTGTTTACTGAGCGTTCAGTCATGGACGAGATAGGCACAGATGAGATAGATTTTAATATCCAGCGTCTGGGATTGTGGATTAAATACAATCAGAAATCCGCAATCAGCAGGGCTGAATGGGAGGCAATGCAGGTTGGACAGCTTCCGAAGCTTAAGGGAAAGCTGTTTGTCGGAATTAAGTTCGGTCACGATGGTACGAATGTTGCCGTGTCTGTTGCTGTTAAGACAGGCGGTGACAAGGTGTTTGTAGAAACGGTAGATTGCCGTGAGGTGAGGGCAGGTCTTACATGGATTATAGATTTTCTTGTGAAGGCAGATATAAGGGCAGTGGTTGTCGATGGAGCAAACGGGCAGCAGCTTCTGGCAGAGGCGATGAAAGAAAACAAGCTCAAAGCTCCGGTGCTTCCGACTGTTAAAGAGATTATAGCCGCCAATGCGGCATTTGAGCAGGGCTTATTCAATCAGAACATAAGGCACATGGGGCAACCATCACTTGTGCAGTCTGTCAGTAATTGTGAGAAAAGAGCTATTGGAACCAACGGAGGATTTGGATATAAATCCCTTAGGGATGACATAGAGATTGCACTGCTTGACAGTGTCATACTTGCATATTGGAAATGCAATGAGAGTAAGGAAAAAAGAAAACAGAGAGTCAGTTATTAATTGGCTATTAACCACCTGAGAGGGTGGTTTTTTAGTATAAAGAACCGATACCACCGGGTAAGTGGGGAAAGGAGTAATATGGGAGAATTTACACCTATTGAAACACAGGAGCAGTTTGACGCGGCAATAGGAGAGAGACTTAAGAGAGAAAGAGAAACGCAGGAGAAGAAATACAGTGGTTATGTATCACCTGATGATTTTGCTATCAAGTCTAAGGAGTATGAGACAAAAATAGGCGAGCTCAATAAGTCAATTACAGCCGCAAATGAAAAGCTTGCCGGTTATGACAAGCAGATAGCAGAAAGGGATGCCAGGCTTAAGGCTTACGAGACGGACTCGGTAAAAACACGAATAGCTCATGAGACAGGTTTATCCTATGAGGCCATTAAGTTTATCCAGGGAGAAGATGAGGAGAGCATAAGGCAGAGTGCACAGTCGCTTAAGTCTTTATGTGGTGGCATTCAGGTACCGCCACTTGCCGATCCTGAGCATGCGGCGGACACACAGGCAGCGGCATATAAAAAGCTTGCTGCTGGATTAACACGAAATGAATAGAAAGAGAGGATTATAACATGGCAACAACAAGAGGAAACTTATTTGACCCACAGTTGGTCACTGATTTAATTAACAAGGTGAAGGGCAGGTCGTCGCTTGCTGTATTATCAAAGCAGCATCCTATTCCGTTCAATGGGCAGAAGGAGTTCACCTTCACAATGGACAAGGAGATTGACATTGTGGCTGAGGGCGGGGCTAAGTCGGAGGGTGGAATTTCACTTGCTCCGGTTACTATTATACCTATTAAATTTGAGTATGGGGCGAGAGTATCGGATGAGTTCTTATATTCTACCGAGGAGGAGAAAATAGAGATTCTCAAGGCTTTCAATGAAGGCTTTGCAAAGAAGGTTGCCAAGGGTCTTGACATTGCAGCAATGCATGGCGTGAATCCAAGAACAGGAACAGCGTCAAGTGTAATCGGGACAAACAATTTTGATTCCAAGGTTACACAGACGGTTGATTATGCAGAGGCAGCAATTGATGACAATATCGATGCTGCCATTGCTCTTGTCGAAGGCTCTGAGCGTGATGTAACAGGCATTGCGATTTCCCCAGCGGCGAGAACAGGGCTTTCAAAGCTTAAGAACACTAACGGAGAGCAGAGATATCCTGAGTTCCGTTTTGGCGGAAAGCCTTCGACATTAGGTGCACAGACACTTGAAATTAACAAGACGGTGTCGACAGGTGAGAAGGATGAGGGAATTGTCGGAGACTTTGAGAACATGTTCCGCTGGGGATATGCCAAGAACATTAAGCTCGAGGTAATTGAATATGGTGATCCTGATAATTCCGGTAATGACCTTAAGGGACATGGACAGGTCTATATTCGTGCAGAGGTATACCTTGGCTGGGGTATTCTCGATGCGGATTCCTTTGCGAGAATCAAGAAGGCTGAGTGATGAAATATAGAAATATTAAGACGCAGGCGGTCATAGAGACCGCTTGTGTTATTTCAGGCGGTGACTGGGTTGTAGAAGAAAAGACAGCCGTGCAGCCCAAACGCAGAACTGCCGAGAAGAAAGGCGGAGAAAAGAAATGACATTTGCCACATTAGAGGATATGACGATACTATGGCGTGCAATGACACCGAGTGAGGAGAAGAGGGCCGATGCTCTTTTAAAAATTGTATCGGACAGTTTAAGAGTGGAGGCTTCAAAGGTCGGAAAGAACCTTGATAATATGGTGGAGTCAGATGAGGCATATGCCAGCGTTGTGAAAAGCGTGACGATAGATGTTACTGCAAGAACGCTTATGACTTCAACCAATTCGGAACCCTTATCGCAGATGTCACAGTCAGCTCTTGGTTATACGGTATCGGGGACTTATCTCGTTCCGGGTGGAGGTCTTTTTATAAAAAAATCTGAGTTAGCTAGACTTGGACTAAGGCGGCAGAGGATAGGAGTGATGGATTTATATGGTGTTGAAGGGCATAACGATTCAGCTTCAGATTAAGAACCGGACAGGAAGTGACAGGTTCGGCCATCCGGTGTATGACACGGAGTATGTTGATGTGGAGAATGTTCTTGTCTCTCCGGCAAGCTCAACGGATATAATTGCTACTACTGATTTGACAGGAAAGAAAGCAGTGTATACTCTCGCCATTCCTAAAAGTGATGTGCATGATTGGAATGACTGTACAGTTAAGTTTTTTAATAGGACGTGGAAGAGCTTTGGATATCCGATTGAGGGAATTGATGAGCTGGTACCGGGCGATTGGAATAAGAAGGTGATGGTGGAGCTGTATGGCTAAAGTAACTGTAAAACTCAACTCTGATAATGTTAAGCAATGGCTTAAATCACAGGAGATGATGGACATGCTTCAGGAGCGTGCTGATGTGGTTTTAAATAGTGTGAATGGCTGTACTTCAACACAGCATGTAGGTTCTTCAAGGTGTAATGTAACAATCGAAACCGGTAATAAACATAATATTAAAACCAATGCAATCTTAAAGGCATTGAGGTGACTATGATTGAAATAATTGTAAAAGAATATCTGTCAAAACAGCTTGAAATAGAAGTGGTTACCGAAAGGTCAGATGCAAAGATGAAAAAGTATCTGTTAATTGAAAAGACAGGAAGCTCAAGGGAAAACTTCATAGATACAGCAACTATTACAATTCAGTCTTATGCGGAATCAATGTATGAGGCAGCAGCACTTAATGAAAGAGTGAAGAAGGCAATGGATGACATTGCAGTGCTTTCAAATGTATCAAAGTCGGAGCTGAACAGTGACTATAATTTTACGGATACAACCAAAAAAGAATACCGCTATCAGGCGGTATATGACATAACATATTTTTAGGAGGTAGGATATGCAGACGGAAAATGTAACAACCGGAAAACCTAAGGTGGGCGGGGCGATTTATAGAGCTCCGCTTGGAACAACATTGCCGACGGATGCTAAGTCGGAGCTTAATGTTGCATTTAAGTCACTTGGTTATATAAGTGAGGATGGAATTGTCAATTCTAATTCACCTGAGAGTGAGAACATTAAGGCATGGGGTGGTGATGTTGTGGCAACAATCCAGACGGAAAAACCTGATACATTTAAGTATGCGCTTATTGAGGCATTGAATATTGAGGCGTTGAAGTCCGTTTACGGAGATGACAATGTTACAGGGACAATTTCTACAGGGATAACCGTAAAGGCTAACAATAAACAGCAGGCAAGCTGTGCATTCGTTGTTGACATGATATTAAAAGGGGATGTCCTGAAAAGAATTGTAATTCCTGATGCGGCAGTGAGTGAGGTTGGGGATATCACCTATAAAGATGATACGGCAATCGCCTATGAGACAACAATTACAGCTCATCCGGATAGCGAAGGCAATACACACTATGAGTATCTTGTTCAGAAGGGAGAAGAATAATGTTAACAGGCGAGACTAAAACAGGGTTTAAATATGCTGTGGATGAGGCGGCTTTGAATGACTGGGAGCTGCTTGAGGATCTTGACGGAATAGAGAATAATCCCCAGCGATATGTACGTGTTGCCAAGAGATTATTATGCAAAGAACAGTATGAAGCACTCAAGGAGCATTGCATAAATGATAACGGAAGAGTGGATATGACAAAGATGTTCTATGAAATCAGTGATATTCTCACTTCCAACAATAGAATAAAAAACTGATTGTCCTCGCCGAATATATCAGAACGGATGAGAACGCTCTGATATGTGATCTCGCTGAAACCTATAACCTATATGATTTTAAATTGCTGCCACCTGAAAAGGTGGCAGTTTTAGTGATAGGGCTTAGAGATGACAGCAGAATCAAAATGAAAAAGGCGGGGTTAAAGCAGCCTATTGGGACATTACTGCTTGCTGCTGCTGTGGACAGGTTATCGGTGCTTGTATGGAGCAAAAGCAAGGACGCTCAAACCGGTGTTAATCGTCCGGTATCAATATTTGCAAAACTGGTTGGTGTGGAAAAAGAGAACAATGTGAAATCATATAACAGCGCTGAGGAGTTTGAAAAAGCAAGGCAGCGTATCATAGGGGAGGGTTGATATGGCAATAGAACTCGCGAAAGCCTATGTACAGATTGTCCCCAGCGCAAAGGGTATTAGAGGGTCAATCAGTGAGGCATTAAGTGGTGAAGCGTCATCAGCAGGAGATGAGGCAGGAGAAAAGGCAGGCAACAGCTTTATTGGCAAGGTAAAAGGTCTGATTGCGGCAGCAGGTATTGGTGCGGCTGTGAAGGAAGCACTGTCACTTGGAGCTGATTTGGAGCAGAGTATAGGCGGTATAGAGACATTATTCGGGACCGGCGGCAACAGTATAGAAGAGTATGCCTCGCAGGTAGGAAAATCAGTTGAGGAGATAAGCGGAGAATATGAGAAACTTAAAACCTCTGAAGAGACCATGCTCGCATACGCAGATCAGGCTTATAAAACAGCAGGACTTTCGGCAAATGATTATATGCAGACTGTAACAGGTTTTGCGGCATTTTTAAAACAGAGCACAGGCGATGATATGGAAGCCTTGACTACGGCTGCTAATCAGGCGGTTATAGATATGGCTGATAATGCTAATAAGATGGGTACTGAGATGGCGTCAATCCAGAACGCATATCAGGGCTTCGCAAAGCAGAATTATACAATGCTTGATAATCTTAAACTGGGTTATGGCGGTACAAAAGAGGAAATGGAAAGACTTCTTGCCGATGCTTCCAGGATAAGTGGGATTGAGTACAATTTGGACAATCTTTCAGATGTTTATGCCGCAATCCATGTTATTCAGAGCCAGCTGGGCATAACGGGAACGACGGCAAAGGAAGCGGCTACAACTTTTTCTGGTTCACTTGCTTCGATGAAGTCGGCGACAGAGAATCTTCTTGCAAAACTTACATTGGGTGAGGATATAGGACCATCATTACAGGCATTAAATGATTCTGTGTTTACGTTCGTTTCTGGGAATCTGATACCAATGCTGGGTAATTTGCTAAGCGGAATCCCTGAGCTTGTTCAAGAAGTTTTGAGTTCTGTTATTCAGGCAGTGAGCATGGGAAAGAAAGCTGCCGGTAAAATTGTTAAGATTGCTGCTGATATAGTGTCACAGCTTGCATCTTCAATAGTTGCAGCGGCACCATATTTAATAGAGGGTGCATTGAAGCTGCTTACGGAGTTTGGAAAGGCATTATTGGAATTTGACTGGGTTGGAACGGCAAAAGCGCTGATAAGTGATATCAGGGATAATATGGAGTTGGCTGCCGGGGAGATATTCGGAACAGACGGAAACATAATTGATTCGCTTGCTCAGGCAGTGACAGAAGCGTTACCTCAGATACTTGATAAAGGCATTGAAATAGCCACAAATCTTGTAGATGGAATCATGGATGGTTTACCACAGCTTATTACGGTTGTAGGTGAAATGCTTAATGCGTATCTGGATTTTATTGACGAAAATCTCCCGGTTGTTATGCAAAAGGGTGGTGAACTGATTACAGGTCTTGTTGAGGGAATAGGAAGCAGGCTGCCTGATATTATAACGATGGCAGGCAATGTACTTACAGCTTTTATACAGCGTGTTGTTGATATGCTGCCCCGGTTACTTGATAGTGGAGTGAACATTGTACTAAGTATAGTGAATGGAATTGTCAACACCATTCCCAACATTCTTACTGCAACGGAGAGCGTGATTGCCTCACTGATAGACTGTATTTTAAAGAATCTTCCGGATGTTCTTGAAAAAGGAATTGAAATTGTTTTGGAACTTGCAGAAGGAATCGGGAATGCTCTTCCGTATATCATTACGGCGGCAGGCGATGTCATGGCGGCACTTGTAAATCGAATTCTGGAAAGCTTACCGGATATAGTGGATAAAGGCATACAGCTAATTCTTAAACTTGTGCAAGGAATAACGGATGCAATCCCTAATGTTGTTGAAGCAATGACAAAGGTTATAACAAAAATCTTAACTACGATAATAGAACATTTACCACAAATCATAGAATCCGGCTTTAAGATTCTGGGAGGAATTATAACCGGTATTATAAACTGCATACCATCTCTTATTAAGTCACTTGGACAGGTTATTAAACAAATGATAGAAGCTTTTACCAAAGTAGATTGGAAAGAGGTGGGCTCAAACATCCTTGAAGGAATAAAAAATGGTATTCTGAGTGCGGTTGGTTCTGTTGTAGATGCTGCCAAGAATGCGGCAGGTTCAATATACAATGCGGTTAAAGATTTCTTTAGAATAGGTTCACCATCAAAACTCATGAGGGATGATATAGGTCACTGGCTTCCGCCGGGTGTTGCCGTTGGAATTGAGGGCAATCTGTCACCGGTTGAAAAAGCCATGGGAGAGCTTGAAGATACAGTGATGACAGGGCTTGATATGGAGGCACTTAATATATCTTCAAATGGCAGGTTGCTTATAGAGTCGGATGAGAGCGGAGCGACAGGCAAAATTGATGAACTTATGGAAAAAATGGAAAGCTTAGCTGAATATTTAATCACTGAAGTTTCAAACATGCAGCTTGTGGCTATGGTTGATAAGGACGATGTATTTTCATCTGTAAAACAGAGCGCTGAAGAGTATAAAGAACAGACGCGCAAGCCGGCATTTGGATAGGAGGAATATGTATAACAGGTATTTGTTAAAAATAAATGGAGTTACTATTCCGAATGACTTCATTGTAGAGGACAGTTATAAACCTGTGGAGAAACCTATTATAGTAAATGATTATTATGACGCAGAGTATAACCGCCATGTAATCTATGCACCGAATACAGACATGACAATTGAGTTTACTTTCAGGAAGATGTATGAAAGTGACTTCAGGAAGGTGTCAGACCTTTTTACAGAGGAGATGTCGGTTGAATATTATGATTTTAAGCCCGGCTCATATAAGCATGGCATTTTTACATGTAAAAAGGGTATAGCCCCTGGTTCATACAAGTTTCCATCTGAAAGAGCACTACTAAATGAGCATAAAATTGAGCTGTATAGGAAGAGGGTGACACAGTAATGAGCATATACACAGATGATTGTGTTAAAAAGCAGATGTTTTATGAAGGCACAACAGAAATCTCAAAGTATATTGTGCCGGGCTCTTTAAAAAAACAGGAATACTTATGTACAGGACAGCTCAATTTCGGTGAGGTGAATAGTACCAAAATACAATTTAAGACGTATGGGAATCTGAACTTGACCGGAAAGATAATATCTGTCCGATATGGAACCGATGAGGAGAACGTGTTAATCGGAACCTATAAAGTGACATATTCATCTGTCAAGTCTAATTCCTCGATAGTTACAGTCACAGCTTATGATTCAATAAAGGTTTTTGATAAGAATATTGCAGACTGGTATGTTGCACAGGCTTGGCCGGTTAAATTAAAAAACCTACGACAGAGCCTGTGCGAATATATCGGAATAGAGGCAGCAGAGGTTGAGCTGATCAATGATGATATTATGGTTCCGAAAACAGTTAATCCGTCAAAGCTTAATGGTATGGAAATGCTGTTTTATATTGGTCAGCTCAATGGTGTATTTGCACATGCAGCAGATGCATATTCGATAGAATGGTTAAGCCTCGGGACATCAGCAGTGCAAATTCCTAAGCGTGTAACATACGGACCGACAGCCTTTGAAGCTAAATCCTATGATACGGCACCTATAGGCGGGCTTGTGATTCGTCAGGAGGATGGAGATGTAGGTGTGTCCATTGGCACAACCAATAAATACGTTGTGCAAGGAAACATACTTGTATATGGCTATTCAACAGAGCAGCTCACTACGGTTGCCAACAGGCTGTATGACAAAATCAAGGATGTTCGGTATGTACCTTGCAGCTTGAAAGTAAAATATCTCCCTGATGTCAGGATAGGGTCAATGTGTTCCTATGATGGTAATATTTTTTATGTTTTGCAGAGAATATCAACCGGGAATCTATTTGACACGTTGACAGCAGGCGGGAATGAGTACCTCGAAACAGACACGGGCATTGAGTCTCAGCTTGAGCAGATAAGAGGAAAAGCAAATGTGCTTTCCCGAACAATCGAGGAGACTAGGAACACAATCACCGACATAGAACAGGGACTTAAGAATGAAATCACAGCCACAGCTTTAGAATTCGATGTAAAGCTCCAGAATCTACAGTCTGAGATAGATGGTCAGATAGAAGTGATTAATGGTCATGGTCAGCCGGCACTGGATAACTACCCGGCGTACAACTGGACTTCGGGACCTAAGATAGGCGATAAGCTGGTTGAGGGTTTAAGGTTCACCTATTCGGATGAGGTGTATCGCAAACACCAGAGGACATTGTTCTTCGATGAGGATACGGCAACTACATACCGTTTTGTAAAAAAGGATAATGTGTGGATATGGGAACCGCTGGGGAACACGGAGTACTCCGTGCTGCAGAAGCAGATAACAGACCTGAACGTAACAGCTCAGGGCATTACCGAAAGCATGGAGGAGCTTTCGGTCAAAATCTCA